TGTCCGCATATCTCTGAAAATCAAAACACGTTTTAACCAAACAAGGTGACCGCATGAATTACAAAGGCATCCCGTACTTACAGAACAAGTTAATAGAGAAAAGGGTAAGGGTTTTACTCCGTTATTGCTATTTTGACATGAAAAACCTTACCTTTGACTTTGGAATAAGCACGCCCCCGGAGCTGAAATTCTGGAATAGCGTTGTGGGTTGGTGTTCAAAGGGTGTCGAGAGCCTTGCGGATCGTCTGGAACTCATCGGCTTTCGTGATGATGTGTTCAACCTCGCCCAAATCTATGACCTCAACAACAAAGATGTGCTTTTTGACTCTGCAATCCTTGGCGCACTCATCGCATCCTGTAATTTCATCTATGTTTCGGAAGATGAGAGCGGTTTCCCTCGGTTACAGGTGATTGATGCGGCAAACGCCACAGGCATCATGGATGAAACCACCGGGCTTTTGCATGAGGGCTATGCCGTTTTGGAACGTGACGAGTACGGTGCACCCATCAGAGAGGCATATTTCACTTACGAATACACCGCATATTATGAGGGCGGGAAGTTGACAGAGTGGCGAGAGAATAAAGCACCTTATCCGTGTCTTGTACCTGTTGTCTTTCGCCCTGATAGCGTGAGACCTTTCGGACATTCCCGGATAAGCCGTGCGTGCATGGCGAACGTAAATAGCGCACTCCGCACGATAAAGCGTTCGGAAATCTCCGCAGAGTTTTATTCTTTCCCTCAAAAGTGGGTGACGGGTGTTGATGCTGATAGCCAAGACCTCGATAAATGGAAAGCCGTTATGAGTGCCATGATTAAGTTTGGCTTGAACGAGGACGGCTCTGACCATGTAAAGGTTGGGCAGTTCACACAACAGAGCATGACACCCCATAGCGATCAGCTCAAAATGTTTGCATCGCTCTTTGCGGGTGAGAACGGCTTGACGCTCGATGATTTGGGTTTCCCCCAGAGTAACCCGTCAAGTTATGAGGCAATCAAGGCCGCACACGAAAACTTGCGATTGACCGCCAAAAAAGCGCAACGCACTTTCAACGTTGGCTTTATCAACGCCGGGTATCTGGCGGCGTGCATCCGTGACGGTTTCAAATACAACAGAACCCAACTGAACATGACCAAACCGATATGGATGCCTGTTTTCCCGGCTGATGTATCTACGCTTGGTGCGGTTGGTGATGCAATCGGCAAAATCAACGGCGTAATTCCTGACTACATCACGGAAGAAAAGATTTTAGAGATTGCCGGGATTTAAGGCGATAAGGCATAAAGCCTTTCGTGGCATGACAAGGGTTGCAAACCTTGGGCGATACATCCACCGTATCGCCTTTTTTCATGCCCTTATAGGTGGGGAAAGGTGGGAAAATGGCAGTTGATGTTGTGCCAGAGTTAAAAAAGGCCATAGAAACGGATTTCCGAACCAATATGGCGAAAGATGCACAGGTAAAAGCGATCACAAAACGGATAAGGGATGGAACTGCAACCCTCGTTGATGGTCACAGGTACGCAGAGCAAGCGGGTAAAAACCTTTCAAAAGCATTACGAAAGAATCTAACCGCCGAAACGCTCCCGGATGGCAAGTTGTACTATAACATCGCCAAGCGTACCGTTGAGCCTACGCTCAAAAACAACTATGAACTCGTAAACAAGACGGCGGCAGAAATCCAAGAGTTGATTGATTACAAAAAAAACGTTGGATTGAAAGCCGTAAAAGCATTATTCCCGGATAGCCGTATCATCGGTCTTATCGACAAGATGACCGAGGATGACATAGAACTTGACGATGCTTTGGCATGGCTCGATGAACCCATTGTGAACAACTCCGAGGCGTTTTTCGATGACTATGTGAAAGCAAATGCAGATTTTCGGCAATCGGTAGGCATGAAAACAACAATCAGGCGCATAACGGCATCGGGTTGTTGTGATTGGTGCGGTGATATGTCTGGAACGTATGACTATAAAAACGCACCGCCTGACATTTACAGACGGCATGAGCATTGCCGTTGTGATGTGATATACGAGTCCGAGAAGAAACTTCAAAACGTTTGGAGCAAAAAGACTTTCAGCTCCGAACAAGAGTTACAAGAGCGGAGGAATACAGGGAGGTAAAAGATGGGGCGAATTGGTAACGCAAACCCCTCTTTTTCCAACGTAAAATTTACCGAAACCAAAGGACAGGAGGCCATAGACCTCTATAAAAGCACCACCCAAACCCTGATGGAGTGGCAAGAGTTACAGATAAACGGCATCATGGCGGTTGATGAAACCGGGCTTTGGAAGTATATGCGCTATGCAATATGCGTTTCCAGACGAAACGGCAAAGGCGAGATTTTAGCCGCTCGTGAGTTTGACGGGATCGTGAACCTCGGCGAAAAGGTATGCCACACGGCACACCGCACCACAACATCACATGATGCGTTTGTGAGGCTCTATACCTTGCTCAAAAAAGCGGGGTATGAAGAACACTCCAAAAAGAAAAAGAAGATGCCTGAAAAGTCATTTTTCGCATCCAAGCAATACGGCCTTGAACATATCGAGGTCACAGGCGGGGGCGTGATTGATTTCCGAACCCGGACGAATAACGGCGGGCTTGGTGAGGGCTTTGACTTACTCATCATAGATGAGGCGCAAGAGTACACCACCAAACAGGAAAGCGCACTCATTTACACGGTATCAGCATCAAAGAACCCCCAGACAATCATGGTAGGTACACCACCCACGGTTATATCTGGCGGTGATGTGTTCGCAAACCTCCGAGATAAGGTTATCGAGGGGAAAGAACAAGATACCGGGTGGGCTGAATGGTCAATAGACGAACAGGCAAAAGAAATCGACAACGTTGATTTGTGGTACAAATACAACCCGTCACTCGGTCAGATACTCACGGAAAGAAACATCCGTGCGGAACTGTCAGGCGATGAGCTAGATTTTAACATTCAAAGGCTCGGCTATTGGGTATCGTATAACCAAAAATCAGCGATCAGCGAAACCGAATGGGATGCTCTGAAATGCAAAAAGCTCCCGGCATTGGATGACCGCCGATACATCGGCATTAAATATGGCAGAGATGGCACAAACGTAGCCGTTTCGGTGGCAAGTAAAACTCATGACGGGCGCATCTTCGTTGAAACAATAGATTGCGTATCTGTCAGGGCTGGCAACTCATGGATTTTCAAAATCCTAGGCAATCCTCATATTGAGAAGATAGCGATTGACGGCGCAAGTGGTCAGAACTTGCTATCAGACCAAATGAAAGAGGAGGGCATAAAGAAAAGACCCATCTTGCCTACCGTAACCGAGGTTATTTCCTCAAATGCCATGTTTGAACAGGCTCTATACGGTCAGACAATATGCCACATGGGGCAAGGGTCACTCCGAACTGTGGTGACGAATTGCGAAAAGCGACTCATCGGAAGTAAAGGCGGTTTTGGGTACAAATCCATTGTTGAGGGTGCTGATATAGCAATCATGGATAGCATGATTTTAGCGCATTGGCTCTGTTCAACGGATAAGGTAAAGCAAAAAGCACAATCTATAAGTTATTAGAGAACGCCTACGGGCGTTTTTTTAATAAAAAACTACGTTACTCACGGTTAAAGAGGGAGGAAAAACAAATGGCAGAAGATTTCAAGGTAATCGAGACACAGGAGGAATTTGACAAGGCGATCAAGGAACGGCTCGCCCGGAAAGAAAAGGAACTTGCAGAAACCTACAAAGAGTATTTAAGCCCTGACAAGGCATCCTCGCTGAAAGAGGAATACGAAAAGAAACTTGCCGAGGCCAATAAAAAGCTCGATGAGGTTTCCGAAAAGCTCAAAAGTCATGACTCTATCGTGTCCGAACTTACCGAGAGAGCAACAAAGGCAGAAACATCCCTGATGAAAAGCCGAATTGCTCATGAGAATGGTGTTCCGATTGAACTTGCGGAGCGTTTGGTAGGCTCTACCGAGGATGAACTCAAAAAGGATGCCGAGACATTGGCGGCCTTTATGAAACCCACATCCGCACCGCCCGCCAGAACAACGGAAACGCCCAAAGCAAACACAACAGATGCCGCAATGATGCAGTTATTGCAGAATATCAACGGCGTACAGAATTAAGGAGGAATAAAACATTATGGGTAGTACATTATCTAAAGGTTCTCTGTTTCCCGCAACCCTCGCAACCGAGATGGTAAACCTTGTAAGAGGTAAATCTTCTCTGGCAAGACTCTCCGCAAGTGAGCCTCTGCCTTTCAACGGCGAAACTGTTTTCACTTTCAACTTCGATAACGAGGTAAATCTTGTAGGCGAGAACGGAGCAAAGGCAAACGGTGGCGCAACGATCGCCGCAGTTACCATGAACCCCGTCAAGGTTGAATACGGCATGAGAGTTTCTGACGAGTTCAGATACGCAAGCGAGGAAGTACAGTTGCAGTATCTCCGCTCTTTCACCGAGGGATTTGCTCGTAAGGTTGCCCGTGGTCTCGATATCATGGCAATGCACGGCGTAAACCCCAGAACCGGGCTGACCGCATCCGCTCTGACCAATAAGAACTTCGATGACCTCGTAACCAATGAGGTTGTTTACAATGCAAGCACCCCCGATGCGAACGTAGAAAGCGCAATCGCACTCGTTGAGGCCGCAGAGCATGAAGTAACGGGCATGGCTATGTCTCCCGCTTTCAAGACCGCTCTTGCAAACATGAAACAGGGTAGCACCTCCAACGTTCCCCTGTTCCCCGAACTCGGATGGGGCAACGAGGGTTCTACTTTGAGAGGTCTGCCTATCGACACCAACCCTACCGTATCTTTCAACTCTGGGGATGACAGAGCGATCATCGGTAACTTTGCCGACTACTTCAAGTGGGGCTACTCCAAACAGATCCCCATTGAGGTTATCGAGTATGGTAACCCTGACAACTCCGAGGACGGCGACCTGAAAGGGCACAATCAGGTTTACATCAGAGGCGAGGCTTACATCGGATGGGGTATCCTCGTTCCCGCCGCTTTCGCAAGAGTAGAAGATCAGACCCCTACCACCTAACAAGGAGCATCTCATGAGATACAAGAATACCAAAACGGGTATCGTGTTTGAGTCAAACTGCATCATCCGGGGTGAAAACATCGAGGTTATCGAGGAAAAGCCCGCAGAGGTGAACACCGAGCCTGTCAAAAAGGCTAAAGACGAACCGAAACCCAAAAAGAGAGGGCAGAAGAAATGAGCGAACCGTTTGCAACGGTCAGCGATATTATTACCCTTTGGAGACCCTTGACGAATGATGAACAGACACGGGCGGCGGCTTTGCTACCGCTCGTATCTGACGAAATCAGACAGATGGGCTACAACGTGGGGAAAGATGTTGACCAGATGAAAGCCGAACAGGAAACCTACGGGAGTTTGTTAAAGGTTGTCACCGTAGATGTCGTGAGCCGTGTTTTAAGACAGGCCACGGACGGCGATGCCATGACGCAAGAGTCACAATCTGCCCTTGGGTATTCTTGGTCTGGAACTTACGCAGTACCGGGCGGGGGAATTGCAAACGCACTCATGAAAAATGACCTCAAACGTTTGGGTTTACTCGCTCAACAAATAGGAGTCATCAGTTTATGGCAAGGATCAAAGGAATAACGGTAACCCTGTATACAGAAACCGAAACGAGCAAAGACCCTTTCGGAAATCCAATAGTGGTGGAAACCCCGGTAAATGTTGATAACGTACTCATCGGCGAACCGTCAA